TCAGGGACATGGTTTTCCGGTTACCTTGGTGACTAACCCCCCAACCATGTCTCGCGCCAACCTGTCTCTCCCCCCTGCAAAATTCAGAACTCGCGTCTCCTGCCAAACTTTCTTCGTCTCCGCATCCCGGCACACCGCTGAAACGGACTCAAAAAAATTGTCCACATCAACATTGACCTCAACGAGACCAATCACATTTTTGTTGTACAACGCGAGGTTTCTGGCAGCGAAAAGAGAAAGGTCAGGCGCAATCGCATTTGCACTCAGGACGCTCGCGACATCTTTTGCTGCCCAAGGGAAACCCGGTGTAGCGATTACGATGACCGTACCTGGTGGATACTGATTTGTCGGACCTGAGGGAATAATTGCCACCTGGGGATCCCTAACAAGCGCCTGCTCAGGCTGCGAGGCACAACCACCTATTGCAAGTAACGCGATTATTAACAATGCAGCCTTTTCCATGATCCACTCCAATTCAGACGGAGCCAAAGTGCCATCAGCTGCGATCGCTGTCTATGAGTTGTCATTTAGCCCTGAAAAATATGAGCGGGTCGGTCGCATTGATGGAAGGCTACTTCTGGCTCAGTTCTGTTGGTCACTCGGGTAGCCCGCCGATTATCTGCAGAGACCTAAGCGCACTAGCACCCCATATTGGGGACAGTAATCACCTAAAGTACTGTTTCAAAAGGAATACCAGCGCAATTTAGGGTGGCAAAGAATCCGCTTTATTGTGATTTCGCAAACGGTAATCCGCGGCTTCCAGCGGAGGTTTTGCGCACAACCAGACTCTCACCCTGGCAACTTTTTGCCCCTTCCCCTACCCACCCCGATCAGCACCAGCTGCTACGCTGAAATCTCCACGGAGGTTTCGCGATGCCAAATTCAGATCTGCTCCCTTCCCTACTCTTCAAGATCAACGAAAACCAACTTGCCCTAGAAGCCGCCATCATGGAGCTTTCGAACTGGGTCGAGCAGCGTGGATCAGCGGATGTAGCCGACAACGTACGCGGTGCCCTGGAAGCCATCGATAAAAATGAAGAATTCATCAAGATGACGCTCGCGGTGATGATGGCGCCGGAGTGACTGAGTTGTTTTCGGCCCTACGCGACAGGCAGCAGTCGGTTGTGGATTCAACCGGTCGATGCAACAGATTGACCAAAGCGATACTTCGCCTACAGTAATTGAAAAAGGCTTTTGAGATAGGGAAATCATGCTGATCAACTCCATTGAGTTTAAGAATTTCAGACTGCTCCGTGATGTAAGTTTTTGGATTGAGGAGCATACGACCCTGATCGTCGGCCGTAACAACTTTGGTAAGACCTCTATCGCAGAGGTCTTTAGGCGGCTCCTATCCGATAAAACTCCTTCCTTCCGATTGAAGGATTTCTCTCTGCGCTGCCGTGAGAAATTCTTCCAAGAATTTCAAGCTACGCTAGCAGTAATCATTGCTTCCAAAAATGCCGGCGAGCACACCGCCGAGGGCTTAGGTATCACAGTTATTGGCAGGCAGTTCGCCTTGAACGATATCAGGGGTCGCCAGGAGTCTGTTCGCGAACACATCTGTACCCAATCCGTTACCCAAAACTTTTTGCGTAACAGCCTAACTAGTGGTTAAAACCGTTCGCTCGCTCACTGGGACGGGATAAAGCCCGCCCCTTAACCAAACGTTAGAACTTAAAAATGGTGCTGTTCCCATCATCCATATCAGTAGGGAGTTAACAATGAGATACCTTTGGTTAGTCGCTCTGTTTTTTTCATCGGCTTCTTGGGCGGCAGATTGCACGCAAGTCATCTCATCACTCGAAAGCCACAAGAAAGAGTTAGTTGCCGACTTAACAATTGCCAAAAAATACTTCATGGAGTCTACAGACCCATCTGTCGTTGGAACTTTCGAGGAGAGAACGGCGCGCCTTAATGAGCGCACTCAGCAAAAGTTAGGTTATTTCCAAGCTCAAAGAACTTCAGAGTATGGAAATATAGTTTGCAAATTCAGAGAAGAAAAAACTTGCACAAACGGCACCCACAAACTCAAGACATGTGGAGAGCAGCTTGTAGTTCCGTCTGAATACTCAATAATTTCCGTTGATAAAACCGCAAACGGAGACTTAAAAAAATATAGCCAATCGGGCAATACTTTTGATTTTGCGGCTGGTCTTAGCAGTCCAGGCAAAGCAACTGCTTATGTCAGTGTTCAGGCTCGCTATTCCGCACAGTATATTCAAGAGCAAGTTGCAAAAGACTCGGAGCAAGTTAAAAGTGCACTAAATAATGCTGGCATCCCAACAATTGCGCCGTCACCTATCGCGCCCTAACAAGGCGTTGCACCGGAAACACCCACCTTCGCTTCGCTACGGCGGTTTTTTCGGTGAACTTGGGGGTTATACCATTGCTCGGGAAGAATCGCGACATGGATGGTGGCAAGCCCTGCTGCCTTCTAGAACCGAAAGCGGCATCGGTGACGCAAGCCAATCGCCATCACCATGTTCACCGTCCGCTGAACGATTTAGCCAATCTGTTGCGTCGACCGGTTGAATCCACAGCCAATAGCTGCCGGTTGTGTGTATCAATTCCTGGCCGATAGCTATACTCAATTCCGAACCGCCGTTGCTGACAGGATGTCGGATATTCATAAGCTCATGGCACACACCAATTCGCCTACATTTAGCATGTATGATTGCGTGAACCTTCACCTACTTGACGGGGAAATCTGGTAATGCAGCAGTTGCGTAAAGACAACCACTACGTCCCCAAGCTCTACCTGAAACAGTGGGCGCATGAAGGTCAAATTTCTACTTACCGATTATTGGTTCCTAGCGAAAACGTTCCCCTGTGGAAGAAGCAATCCCTGAAAGGAATTGCTTACCATCAGCACCTTTACACTTACCTGGCGGGGCAAGAGGAAACGGATGAGTTCGAGCGCTGGCTCGACAGTAAATTTGAGAGTCCTGCTGAAGAAGCAATACGTCGAGTTGTTCGAGAAGATCGTATGTCTCCCGAGCATTGGAGAAGGCTGGTACGTTTCGCGGTTGCCTTAGATGTCCGCACCCCGGTTCGCCTTAGGGAATTCATGCGTCGCCAGAACGAGACATTGCAGACGTTGATGGATGAGACTATGCAGCGGTCTGTTCATGAAATGGAAGGGGCCGTTAGGCGAAACGAGCAACTACCATGTTCTTCGGAGGAAAGCGACGCCCTCTCGCTCTTCAAGATATCCGTTGAGGTTCTACCGAATGGAGGCGGCCAAGTTAAAGCAGAAACCATTGTTGGAAGGCGACTGTGGATTTGGCAGATGAGGCACTTACTAACAAAAACGCTCAGCCGCTTACCTGCCCACAAGTGGACTATCTTGCATGCTCCCGCTGGCGTGACTTGGCCCACATCTGACAATCCGCTGATACGTCTTAACTTCCAGGATGCAAAGAACTATGATTTTGGTGGCGGTTGGGGAGTCAAGAACGGCGACATACTCCTACCTCTGAGCCCGAAACACCTGCTCTACACCTGCGTTGGTAACAAGGTTTGGCCGCGAGGTACTGCGCCTGATATTAATACAGCCAGGCTGATACGAAAAATCATCATCGAGCATGCGGATCGTTACGTATTCGCTCAAGAACCAAGTGACATACACTTGATTCGGCCCAGACTAGTTTGCCCAACGACCTTTAAAAATGAGCTGTCCGCTTGGGAGAACTGGCATCCTGAGCAGTGCCAAGCTGAAAGAGAGCTTCAGAGCTGACCGGAGTCGGGCTGTGCTCAAAAGATCTGAAAAGTGGTCGATTTGAGTCACTGGCGAGTGGCCGATTTCTGCTCGTCGCCACCGTCATATTGGGTCGAATGCAGTCGCTGAATTACCTTTTCGAACCCCACAAAAGGATGGTCGCTCGAACGCCTTGAGCAGCATTCGATCAAGAAAGCTGGCATTGAGCTGAGCTGTGCACGTATATGCTTTGCGTCAGCTTTTCCAAAAAAATGGCACATTCAACAAGACCCCTTCCCAGTCTGTTTTAGCTAGTGGCATACTGCCCAGCTGCCAGCAAGGACTCAAAACAGAGGAAGTTATGCATATAATCATCAAAGGCAACATCCAGGAACTAGTAGACGAATTTGAATACAATGGAGTAAATGATTCCAAGCTATTCGAATATTTTTGTAATTTTAGCGTAGTATCAAAACACTTCCTCGGCCGCTTCAACCCAAAAGACATAACTACAGAAGAGGATGACGCCTCGCTTGATGGAGTTGCAATCATCATCGATGGCGACCTAATCACCACCGAAGACGATGCCATTGCCACTTTCAACACCCACAAAACCAACCTAAGCGCAGAAATAATTTTTACGCAGGCAAAAAGTGGGGAGCAATTCAAAAAAGAAGAAATTAATAACTTCAGTATTGGCATAGAAGATTTTTTAAGCCTTAACCCAAAGCTACCACAAGGCAAGCACAATCAAGAATCCCTTCTAATTTTTAAAATCATCTTAGAGAACCTTAAAAAAATAAAAAATCGCAGACCAAACGCCTCGATATATTATTGCACCAGCGGCACATATAAAGCTGAAAAAGAAATTCTTGCATCGTTTGATATATTACATAGAAAGATCCAAGGCACCGACCTGTTCAACTCAGTAAAAGTTACTGCCGCAGGACGGAAAGAACTTCTTAAATACTATGCGGACGTTTCAGAAAAAAATGAAGCAAAATTAAAACTCATTGACTATTTTGGCATGCCGGCCATACCTAGCATCCCTCAATCCTACGTCGGGGTAGCCAATGCAGGTCAGTTTGTCGACTCGTTGCTTCGAGACAAAGAGGGTAATCTTAACCACAGTGTCTTTGAAGAAAACGTACGTGCATTCCTTGGCGCTGAGAACGAGGTAAATTTAAATATCGAGTCCACACTTAAAAACACAACAAAGAAAGACTTGTTTTCAGTACTCAACAATGGAATTACGATCGTAACTCCTGAGCTAACCCTCACCCCCAACTCAAAAGAAATATCCCTAACAAATTATCAAATCATTAACGGCTGCCAAACCAGTAACACTTTACACTTGAATCGTCATTTACTGGATCAGTCCGTCAACGTGGTGATAAAATTTATAGAATCCGCGGACAACGACGTGTCGGGCGACATCATTGCAGCGACCAATAGTCAATCCGAAGTTGCTACCGAGTCCTTTCATGGATTAAAAAGCAAAGCAAAGCTAGTTCAAAAATATTTCGACGCACACAACACCGCAGCCAATCAAGAAAACAAAATTTACTTTGAAAGAAGGCAAAACGAGTATAAGGATTCAAGTTTTCAGTTCACTCGAATTTTTGACGTAAGAGAACTTGCTCGCTGCTACGCAGCAATGTTCCTTAATCAACCACATAATTCCGCACGATATGTAAAAACCATCTTCTCAGCTAGCGGAAGTGGTGAAGATCTCTTCTGCGAAACTGACCATGAAGCACTTTACCTTGCTTCAGCTCTAACCCTATACAAGTACAACACACTCGTAAACGGACGAAAAATCGGCGCACAAAACTTCATCAAACTTCGATGGCACATCATCCAAGTATTTAAATGGGTTGTACATGGAAAAACTGATGTGCCGCCACCTTCTTCTGGCAAAGCCGATGCATATGCGCAAAAAATTATTCGCGCACTAAGCGCCGAAGACAAATCATATACAAAACAATTTGAGCAATGCCAGGAAATCATTCAACTCACAGGCATACCAAGTGATGACGCGTTAAAGCGAGGAAAATTTACTGCCGACTTAGTACAAAAAGCCGCAGAATACCTAGCAAAACAGAGCAAAAACGTCGCCGTAAAGGCGTAGCTTATAAATAACCAACAATTCAGCTCTCACCCTATTCAAAAGCGGGGGGAGCTGAATGATCGCGTCACTATCAGAATCGTTAGAAAACACCTTTCGCCCTACCGCACTCTATGTAATTTAGAATAAGCCTCCCAGCGCTATTGGCTCCCAGTTCATGATTACCAGTTCACCGCTAACTTCGGCCTTGCCTTGCCGCTGATTGGTCGTGGTATAGCGGATGTCCAGCCTCTCAAAGTAAAAGCCTTCGAACACCCGGCGAATGTCCGGGTGGTCGTTGATGCTGACCATTACTTTGCCCTTGCAGCGACGCATGAAGTCAGCCATCCGCTCATAATTCTCAAACGGAAAATCCACCCCGTACCCTGCGGTCTGCCAGTAAGGCGGATCCATGTAGTGGAAGGTATGGGCACGGTCATAGCGCTCCGCACATTCTAGCCAAGGCAAGTTCTCGACATATGTGCCAGACAGACGTTGCCACGCAGCTGAGAGGTTTTCCTCGATTCGCAGCAGATTGATGGCCGGGGTGGTAGTGGCGGTGCCGAACGTCTGCCCGGACACCTTGCCGGCGAAGGCATGGTGCTGCAGGTAGAAGAATCGGGCGGCGCGCTGGATGTCGGTGAGGGTTTCGACGCGGGTCATTTTCTGCCATTCAAACACTTGCCGGGAGCTCAGCGCCCATTTGAATTGGCGCACAAATTCTTCGAGGTGGTTCTGCACCACGCGGTACAGCGTCACCAGGTCGCCGTTGATGTCGTTGAGCACTTCGACGGGCGCCGCCTGTGGCCGCATGAAGTACAGCGCGGCGCCGCCGGCAAAGACTTCAACGTAGCATTCGTGCGGTGGAAACAGGGGAATAAGGCGATCGGCCAGACGGCGTTTGCCGCCCATCCAAGGAATGATAGGGGTAGACATAAATAGCAAGACCTTTACTGTATAAATAAACAGGTGTTAGGCTCGCTCTGCTTTGTGCACAGAGCAGGAGCCTTGGCGGGACTTGCAGGGACAATCTGCGGGGACGGTGGCCAAGCTGGATGTTGACGCATCCAGACTGGCCGCTCCTATTACTTTGAGTTTGAAACTTTTAACTCGGGCCGACTCATGCGCCCGGGTGATCAACCCGGCACTTCAAGCACGACTTTCTGCGGCTTGCCGGAGGCCTTGGCCTTGCCCTCCTTGCCGCCATTGCACTCTACCGACACCGTCCACCCGGACGGGGTGAAGGTGTGATCAACCGACTCCACCAGGTACTCACCATCGAGCCCACGCTTGAAGCCCAGCGCCTCGATCATGCTTTCGGCAAACAGGTCGGTCCGGCCCGGCAGGTCCAGGCGGACCGAGGCGGTGGAACGATTGAACGCTGCCAGGCGCGCCTTCGCCGCCTCATCAGCGGCTGTTCTGTCCGGGTAGAGATGGCGGTCGGTATGCACCGGCGGCAAGCCTTCCGGCACGTTGGGGTTGTCCAGGTGCGAGACCAACAATTCCCCGCTGGCAGGGTCCTGGTACTGAGTGGTGACGCCCTGGTGGGTGCTGCGGTCGCTCAAGCGAAACTGCCAGCGGGTCACGTCACTACGCTGCAGGGCAATGACCGCCAAGGCCTTGCCACTGGCGCTCTGCCCACCCTGTCGCGGCAGGACCAGCAGCTTGCCGTCGGCCACCTTGGCGGTGCAGTCGTGTTTTTTGGCCACGCGAGTGATGAAATTGAAGTCGGATTCATTGAGCTGGTCCATGCGCGGCACCCGGATGTCGACCGGGCACGACGGCTGCCAGCCATTGCGCGCGGCCACGTCACCGACGATCTGCGCCAGGCTGACGTTCTCCCAACTGCCGCTGCGCGTGGTCTTGCCGCTGCCGCGCATGTCGCTGGCCTTGCCGCTGATCACCAGCGTGTCCGGCGGGCCGGAAACCGCCACCTCGTCCACGGTGTAGCGACCCATGCGCGTCAGGTCGGCGCCGGCATAACCCAGGTAGACCTCGATACTCGCGCCACGCACGGGCAGCGACACCGCCCCGTCGCGATCATCAATGCGCAGCTCAAACGAATCTGAGGCCATCCCGGGCCGGTCGGATAGCTGCAGCGACACCAGCCGATCATTGATCAAGGTGGTGATGTCGGCACCGTCAGCGACGATGCGGAAAAGCGGTTGCATGTCGGCACTCCGGACAAGAAAAAGCCCGCAGTTGGCGGGCTGGGATCAATCCCACAACGATATGACGCTGTCGGTCTCGACCACCAGGTCCGGCAGCGTGATCAGCACGCCGGCCCGGAACGGTTGCGGCTCATCGGCCAGGCCCTGATTGGCGGCCAACACCGCCTCGACACTGCGGTTCAGGTGGCCGTAATAGTGGTGGCACAGGGTATCGAGCAGATCCCCATCAGCCGTTCTGCAGGTCATCGCCATAACGGACAAACTCCAATGAAAAGCCCTGCTTGCGCGGGATCGCCCCGGGCAGCAAAGCGCTTTGTTCCTCGTCGATATTGGTCAGGCACCAGTTGCCCAGCACTTCGCCGTAACCGGTGGTGAGGTTCAGCGGTAGCAACTTGGCACCGATGCTGCGCAGCCTATCCAGCTGCTTCAGTCCACCTTTGAAGCTCGGGTAGATCGCGCCTTTGATGGTTATTTTTTCCTCACCCAGGCCCACCGCCTGCTGTGCCGGGCGTCGGGTCAAGCGTTCCTGCGCGGCCCAGCGAAACGCCGTCTGCCGGCGCAGTTCATCGAAGGCTGCCGTGTCCAGGTTGAAGTAGTACGGTCGCTCATTGGCTTTCAGCGGGTAGAGGATGAGTAGGTGCGGGAATGGCTTCACCGCGTCGGGAATCGGCGACATGTCGCCGGCAAACCATTCCGTGGGGAAGATGTTGCCCAGCGCGGCATTGGCCTTGCCGGCGACCTTGTTGAACGCCGCGCCAAAGCGGCCAATCTGCTCAGTCAACGCGGAAAAATGCTCATCAAACTGGGCCAGTGCGCGCTGGGTCTGGTTGTAGTAGCTGGCCACCTTGCCGATCTTGGCCTGCGCCGAGTTGATTGCACTTTGCAGACGGCGGGTCTTGTCGCTCAGGTCCTCGCTGAGAAAGGGCAAGCCTTCCAGCGCATCGGCCGCCCCGCTGATTTCATTGAGCGCGCCATTCATGGGTCCGGTCATTGACTCGATGTCCGTGCGGCCGGCTTCGCCGGCGTCGACCATGTACTTCAGGCCACCCTGCAGGTGCTCCAGGTAGTTTTTTTCATCCGCCATAACATTTCCTCAGCCCACATGGGGCGCATCAAACAACTGGCGGTCACGTGCCTCCCGGGCGAAGTCGTCAAACTGGCGCCGCAGGTACGGCATCATCTCCTGAACGAACTGCGCCGGATCTTTCACATCGCCATGCACCTGAAAAACCGGGGCTGGGGCGAAGGTGAATTGCTGATCGACCTTCGGCCATTCGGGTGTTTTCGCTGCCGTGCTCGACATCAATGCCGCCGCCGTGACCGGCACAGCGGGAGCGTTTTCCATCGAGCGCACGACCGCGCCCACACCTTGGCCGGCGGCCATGGGCAAGATACCGATCGGTGCTTTGGCCGGCGTGTCCGGCCCGCCAAACAAGGCCTTGCCCATGGTCGCGCCCACGTCACCGCCGCCCCACGCGCCGACCATGCCACCGATCACTCCGCCAATCGCGGTTCCGATCAGGGGGATGATCGAACCGATGGCCGCGCCGGCCGCGGCACCCGCCAGGCCACCGGCCAAGCTGCCTGCCGCCCCGCCGTAACCTTCCGCCTTTTCATCGCGGGTGGTGGCGTTCAGGTAAGTGTCCACTGCCTGGTAGCCGGCAGCAGCCACCGCTAGCGCCCCGCCCGCTTTCACGCCACGGGAAAGTCGATTGGCAGAACCTTTTCCCTTTCGACCTGGATCGCGATCCAGCCCGTCGTCATCACCGTCCTTCGCGTTGGTCACGAACACCCGCTGGACGATGTTGGATCGGTCGCCGGCCGAACCACGGGCGATGTTGGCCAGCCCCCGACCGATTTTCAGCGCGGCCCAGGCTTTGCCCAATACCAACGCACCGGCAGTGAGTGCCGCCAGGCCGAGCACCGCCTTGGGCGTCTCCTCAGACAAGGCGGTCAAGCCACGCGCCGCCGCGCCAATGCCGGTGGCCAGTGCATCCGTCGCCGGACGCAGGGCATCCCCGATGGCGCGCAACGAATCGTTGAACGCCTGACCGGTTTCGGCCCAGCGTTGTGACGAGGCTTCGCGCCGCTCGCTCAGGTTCTTGTCGAGAATGTCCTTGCGCTGGCCGTTGGGGTCCGCGGCGTCCCTTTTCAGGTCCGCATACAGCTTTTTGTTCTGGGTGTAGGCCATCAGCGCGGTCTTGACCTGCATGTCGGCAAACACGTCGCCGGTGCGCAGGGTCGCGGCCAGGGCATCGGCCATCGCTTGCGCCTTAGCCGGGTCCGTCTCCTGGTTGATCTGGGTCAGGCCTTGATCCAGCTGTTTGGCTTTCTTCGGGTCGGTCTTTTCCACATACCGGCGCGCCAGTTCAAAACTGGCTTCAAAGGTCGACAGGCCCTTGCCAATGGCGGCGTTCATCGAGCCCTGATAGTCGATCCCGGCATCGGCATAACCTTTGACCGTTTCCCCCGAGCCGATTTTCGCAATCCAGTTTTTCAGGTTGTTCGCCGCCTCATCGGCACTGCCGGCGCTCTTGACCTGCACCTGCAGCATGGCGCCCAACTGGGTCACTGCGTCTTGACCGGTGATGCCGCTGCTGGCCATCTGTGCCAGCAGTTCCGGAAACCACTTGGCCATGTCGGCCGCTTCGAAGCTGCCTTGCTGGCCCAATAGCGCGACCGACGCCAAGGCTTGTTCCATGCTCTTGGGATCAGTGAGCTTGGCGTTGTTCTGCATCGCCAGAATCATCTTCGCCGTGTCGGTGCCCGACGCGCCCTGCCCGACCGCAAACTTGGCAGCCACCGGGGCGTACTGCAGCGCCTCGGTCAATGCCATGCCGCCACCAACCAGCTGGTTCACCAGCTCGGCCACCTGGGTGTTGGCCATGCCGGTGTCTTTCGAAGTCTGCACAATGTCGCGGGCGGTATTTACTTCCTGTTGAGTATTGGCGGTACCGGACTTGATCGCGATGTCACGAATGATCGCCTGAAAATCCGCGCTGACCTTGGTCGGCACGGCCGCTAGGGTGGTGCCGGCCACTGCCGTGCCAAACCCGCTGCGTAAACTTTCCCGCCCCTCCTCGACCTGGCCCATCCCTTTGGCCTTGAACTCGGCACTGCGCACCACCTTGCCCAGCGCCAGATATTCCTGACGCAGGCGGCCGACTTCGACCCCCTGCCTGCGCAGGCTGCTGGTGTTGGTCTCCAGTTTGCGTAGCAGGGCATCGGCGTTGGCCGCCCCGCTGTCGTGAGCCTTTTTCCATTCATCGCGCAGGCGTATGGTTTCGCCGATGACTTTCTGCAAGCCCTTGGCGCGCGTGGTTTGCGCCTCGAGCTTTTTCATTTCGCCGCTGACGTTCTTGAAGGCGGCGCCGAGCGAAGAATCGACGGCGCCACCAATCACCAGCCCGAGCGAGAGTTTGTTCGCCATGCCTATCACCTACGTGCGACGGGGTGGGCTCAATCCGTGAGCCACCAGACCATCTCGGAAAACGACAGGCCCTGGATCTCGGCCGCCGAAAAATTCAGCTCGACGGCCAAGCGCTTAGCCAGAGCTTTTTGCAACTTGGGGTTAAACCCCGTCGTCTGCTCCCACACGAAAATAGGCGGTCTGCAGACGACGGTAATCACGCATCAGCAGCCCCTCCAAATCCGCGCGGCCGATGCTCGCGAGGCTGCAGAACAAGACCATTTCCTGCTCTTCTTCGTTGCTTCCGCCCTGCAGGGTCGCGGCGCGCATCTCACGCACCGTTGGCTCGCGCAGGGTCAGCTTGTCGACCTTGACGCCATTGGCTTCGCTCGGTTTGGATAAGATAACGGTGGCGATGCCATCGCCCAGTTGCAGCCACTTGGGCAGAACATTGTCTTTTGCGTTGCTCATAGTGGTGCTCCTTACATGCCCAGGGCAGACCGCACGGCGGCCAGTTGGTCGACGCCATCGATGACGCGGATCGAGTTGAGGGGATCGATTTCAAACATCACGCTGCCATCGATCTCCAGCTTGTAATAGGTCACGGCGACGGCGTACTTGAACTCGCCTTTTTCACCCGGTTTCCAGTCCCCCGGATCGACTTCCTTGAGGCTGCCACGCAGGGTGGCGACCACCGACTTGACCACACCTTTCTGGCCCTTAAAGGCACCGCGGAACGAGGCGTTGAACCCGGTCAGGTCGGACTGGCCGAAGAACTTCAGCACCTCGCGGCGCACACCATTGGTGAGGAAGTTGGCTTCCAGCTTCTCCATACCCATATCGAGTTCGACCGCCGCGTCCATGCCGCCCGCGCGGTATTCGTCAGTCTTCAGGGTCAACTTGGGCAGGGTCAGGCTCGGCACATCGCCTTGCAGGCTGATGCCGTCCACGAACAGGTTGGTGTTGTAGAGCACTTCCGGAATCATAAAACGGCCTCCTTAGGCAGCGGTGTCCAGCACTTCAGTGATCCACTGATCGGTCACCTCCACGCGGAAGTTCGGGTTTTCGGCCGGCGGCACATCGGTGAACCGGATGTTCCAGTACACCTTGCCGTCGCTGAGTTCGCTGGAGGTGTTCAGCTCTTCGTCGGCATACACTTCGAAGTTGATGATCGCGCCCTGATTCTTCAGGTCGCGCATGAACGCCTGCAGGCCTTCGGTCACGTCCTTGACGTAGGTCGCGGTGATCGAGCGGTCGACGGCCCACTTGTGCGCGTAGAGGATGGCGTCCATGACGATATCCAGCGTGCGCACGCGGGTGACGAACTTCCATTTCGGGTCGCTGGACAGCGTGCGGTTGCCCCACAGCCGGTACCCGTCGTCGCGGATGATCGTGGTGATGTTCGCGTTGTTCAGCACGTTGGCCCGGCAGGAGGCATCGCCGTCGAGAAACTCGATCGGCCGCGTGGTGCCGGTGATGCCGACAAACTCCTTGTTCGACGGCGAGGCCCAGAAGCCGTAGGTGGCATCGGTCCAGGCAAACAGGCCAGCGGTCCAGGCCGAGGCTGGTGCGTTGACGGTAGCGCTGGTTCCGGTGTCCCAGAACTGCACGCCCGGGTCGACCATGTAGGCGTGTTTGCTGCCGAAATTTTCGGCATAGGCGATCGCCGCTTCGTCGGTGGTGTTCGGCCCGTCGAGGATGGCCATCGCCCGCATCTTGTCGCCCAGCGCCACCAGCTCGGTGGCCACCGCCAGCGTCGCCGAGTACCCCGGCGTCACCAACAACCGTGGCTGCGCGTTGAACTTGCTTTTGCCGTTGAGCAACGCCTGCATGCCGGTCCGGCTACCGTCGGCCCAAACCCCGCCGATGATCGCTGACAGCTGCTCAGCCGGATCCTCCAGCAGCGGCACGCCGACGGCGACAATCACTGCCTTGGACCGCTTGAAAATGGCCTTGCAGTCCTGGGTGATTGCAGCATCCGGGCCCCAGGCGGCAACCGCTTCGCTTTCGCGGGTGATCAGCAGCAGTTCGTTGGCGGCGGCAGTGGCCGGCGGCCCCACGGTGAAGGTGTTGCACAGGCCGATGATCGACGCGGACGGGGTGGCGATGTGGCGTGCCCCGGTATCTACCAGGGTCACGGTGACGCCGTGAAAGAAACTCATAGAGTGATGCTCCAGAAACGAAAAAGCCCCGCATCAGCGAGGCCGTGGGGATGTGCGGTGAAGTGCAATAACGGAAAAGAAAACGCCCCGGCAATGCGGGGCGTCAGGACGCGGTGCGGGTCAGTCCGTCCGGCTTTAACGGTCGTTTATCACTGCCTGGAAAGTCTGGCGAAGTTGGCCAGGCCCGCAGTTCATTGCGGTAGGTGCGCCAGGCGAGCTCCGTATTGAGCGCGGCCGGGTCAGCATCCAGATGCTTGTCGATCTCTCTGCCAGCCCAGTGCAGTTCATTTTCGATCCACGATCGTTCTCGCCGGCTCTGTAGCGCCAGGTCGCGTGCGGCATCGAGCGCCCAAACGAGACCATCCCAGATGTAAGCCGCACTTGGTCGGGGCAAGGTCGTCAGCTCGGCCGGCAGTTCACCAGGCATCGAATGCGTCACCTCGGTACCATCGGTGGTGCGGTAAGCCACCCCACGGTAGTCGGGCACCACCACCCATGCCTCGTCCCTCCAAACGACCACCTCACCATCCCCGGCTTGCGGTGGTTCCTCTAACGTGGCGCCAGCCGGGAGACCGCAGCCACGGCTCACATAGATTTCGTGTTGGCCGAGGTATTCACCAGTGGTTTCGCTGAACGTGTAAACCTCGATCCACCCACTCTCATCAAAAAAACCATTCACTAAAGTAGTCATCAGTACATCCTGCAGATGTAGTTGTACGCCACGTTACGCATACGGGTTTCAGTACTCACACGGACAACTGCCGATGGATTGAAAGTAATACCCATGTAACCCGTTGTACTCATGCTTGGTGCAGCAGGGATATTGCCCGTAATATAACTAGTGGGCGTAAATGCCCCGGTCGCGCTATTTACAAGCAACTGCGAATCGTCATCTTGCAGCCTGAATTCGCCGGTCATGTTTTGCACCGTGTCGAGTTGAAGGCTCAACAGCGGGCGCCCGGAGTCCGGGTCAATTCCGCGCCCGCCGTCCAGACCACGAATCGATTCCCCGCGTAGGTCTGGCAAGAAGCCGGTGGGATATACGGCTGCCAATATCGGGTACCACTCGACATTGAACGGCTGCCCCCCCATCAACACGCATTTCTCGGGTGGCGTAGCGGTTGGCCATGGAAACGGCACGCCGATAGGGACGGCAAATATGGAAGCAGGATCAAAATTGCTTTCGGTCCAGATCTTCCCGAAGTCGGTTGCATCAACCTGTAAACCCACGTCGCTCGAGGCGGGTCGATAACCAATGTAGACCTTATTCGACTCCTGACCCGCACCACCGCCTTGCTGCACGGGAGTGAAGCCCAGTGCCGCCTGATACGCAGCAGGGTCAAAATTGCTAGTGTTCCAACCCGTTACCCACTCACTGAATTCATATCCCTCTGGGGTCTGAACTGCGCCTCGGGTATAGGTTGTACCGGAGTTATAGCTGGTGATTTGTTGCCAGAGGGTGTCTTGACTGACTGCAACCAGCATGGGGGAGAATTGACCGCCGGCAGGCATGTTCAGGCTGGTGTTCACCCGGTAAATGCCCACAGTGGTGATTGTGTTTAGATCAGTGCCGTCGGGAAGGACAATCCCCCCGTGACCGATACCATAAGCACCCGTGAGCAATACACGGCCTGGCGTGTCATCTTGGGGAGAGGTTTGTTTAACCAGATTGGTTGAGTCCCAGATGCTTTCCCATTCGCCCCAAACACCGGCAGTCAAGGCCCGGCGGTGTAGGGTGTGGTCGGCATTCCCATAAATCTCCTGGAAGGCGTATTGACCTGGTGTAATCGCCGAGACGCGAACCCAACCCTCATAAATCCCGCCACCTGGCCCTCCTATTCCATTGCTGATGAAATAGAGGGCTGTCTCCGCGTTCAAGCCACCGATGTCAACATCACTGACCGCATAGGCGGGCCCGCCCCAGCCGAACGCTCCGACCTTCATCAGCGCATCAGGCGTTTCATCGTGCAGATGGACCTGCACAGCAGCGGTCGCAGCGGTGCCCAGCCCGAGGTTATTCCGAGCCTCGACCACATCCGCAACATCGCCCAGGTTTTCGGTCACTGCCAGGGCATCGGTGATGCCGTAGCCGTCCAGGGTGGTCGGGTTGGTACCGGCCACCACACGCCCGAGGGCATCGACGGTGACACTGCGAAAGGTGCCCACACCGACCCCACTGCCGCCTGCGATCATTTCAAACTGCAAACCGGTGGTGCCGAGGGTGATCGGTGCGTCGGTGACCAACTGCCAGAGGCTGTCGCCGTTGGTCGTGCCCTGCTCGACGTGGATAAACAACCCCGGGGTCACTTCCAGGCTGGTGTCGGCATCGACCGCCCGCGTCCAGCCTTCGGTGCTGACCACATAGACACCATTTTCTTGGGCCTGCGTCTGCGCAGTCACCAGCACCCGGTCACCAACAGCTACGTTAATACCATCGATGGGCTGCACGTTGTTCAGGGTGATGGGGACCATGGCCGCCACCCTCGCTGATTGTTTGTGATCGAGTTTTGCCAGCTCCTCCTGAATCTTGAGGTCCACGTATTCACGCGTGGCCAGCACGACGGCCGGATCGATCTTCAGCACGATGTTCGCCGAGCTGCTGACGATGAAGTTCATCCGCACGACTTGGGTTTTGCCACTGCCCTGGTCCAGCAACGGCTTATAGCTCGGCGCGCAGTTGGCCACCGCCACCAGATCACCGTCGACGTCATACAGGCCGATCTCGCGAATCCACTCACCGCCCACTTCGGGTGGGATTATTTGTTCGGTGATCACCGTGTTGGGATTGGCCGGATCGACCCGGATCTGGTTAATCGGCGCCCGTCGCCATTCGTTGATCAGCTGGGTCTGCAGGCGATCGGGAATCGGGTCGGTGCCGTTGGCATCGCCCAGGACCATCTCGGTGAACATCCAGTCCAGGCCCATGGCGATGGCATTGGCGTGCTTGGCTTCACCGACCGCCGTGAGAATGGCAAAAAACTGACTGGTCTTATCAATCATGGGGATAAACGTCCAAAGTATCGGTTTCATCGACGCAGAGCGCCGGGCCAAAAGAGCCGGTCACATCGATGTCTTTCGGGGCCGGCGGGTACACGTCGATCTCTTCGCCCTCTTGCACGCACACGGCGATGCCCAGCACCCCCTCGGTTTGCAGACTGAGCGCCAGATTGGTCATGTGCCGACTGACCGGACGGGCGTCGTCGATCAACCACGCCAGTTCCTCGTACAACTCCTCGGTGATGCCGGCGTCATTCAGGCCGACCTCTAGGGCGAAGGTGCCGGGCACGCCTTCCGGCACAGTGTCGAACCACTCGACCACGTCGATCAGGTAGCCCAAGGGCTCGACCACCCGCCGCAGCGCACCGATGGTGCCCTTGCGTGCATGCACGTCGTACGTCGAACGGATCGCCGTGCGCTTAGCCTCCTCGGTCCAGTTATTGTTCCAGCGGTCCACCGACCAGGCCGAGGCCAGGTACGGCAACAGGTGTTCAGGGCAGGTGTCGGCGTTGTACAAACTGCGCAGAGGAATCAACGTGTTTTCGTAGTTGGCCGCCTCCACGGCCAGTTCCAACGGGGTGCTGTTGAGCGGTAACTGGCTGTTCATGTCAGACCCCCAGCGTCACGCTATAGCCCGTGCAATACGCTGCCTCGGCCTTGCTCGGTTTGATATCGGTCCAACCCAACAGCTCAACCCGGGCGATGCCGGGAACGTGCAATTGCGCATCGATCCCCGAGCGCGCCACTTCCAGACCAAGGCGGCGGCGTGGGTTGATCCACTCGCTCAGGCGTTTCTGGCTTTCGGCCAGGTAGGCTTCGTTTTCCGGCCCCGGTGCCTGCGGGTACAGCACCGCTTCAATCTGGTAGTCGATGACCACAGCGCTCTGCACCGTGAGGCGGTCGGCCACCGGCCGCACGTCTTCGTCATTGAGGTGCAGGCGGACCTCTTCCAGCAGCTCCGGCGAGGCGGCGCCGCTGCCTTCCAGGCTGAGCACGGTGACCACCACCACGGCCGGTGACGGACTTTCCGCCGTGGCATCGGCCACCAGGCCCGAGGCGTTGCGCGCATGCAGGATGTAGCTGTTTCGCGGTCCCGCCGTGGTCAGCCCCTCATACGACAGCTGCACTCGCTCGCGCAGGGCATCGTCTTCCTCAAGCACCTGCGGCGTCGGCGGCACCGTGCTCGGATCTCCCGCCTGAATCACCAGGCGCTGCAGGTTGACGTTGGCGGCCAGATGATCGAGGTCGGCCCGCTCGGCATGGGCCAACAGCAAAGCCTTGCCCGCGTCGTTGACCCGCGCCCGGTTCTGCAAGGCACCATACGCGGCCTGCTCGATCAGCTTGAGCACCGGATCGCTTTCGAGCTCCGCACTCCAGTTGTCGCCCATGCTCAGGCGGAAAGCTTCCAGCTTCTCCTGGTAGACCACTTCAAAGTCGAGGTCTTCCAGCACTTGCGGCGGCGGCAGGGCCGCCAGTTCCATGGTCATGCGGACACCTCCAAAGTCACGTCGCTGCCCAGGTACTGCCCGGTCAGCTCAAAGGTGATACGCCCGTCGAGGATGGCCACGGCGCGTACACGGCCGAGTTTCAGCCGCGGCTCCCAGCGACCCAGGGTGCTGGCCACCTCCGCCTGCACGGCACTTTTCCAGCCGTCATTGACCGGCAGGTCGACAAAGCGCCGCAGCTTGCTGCCGTACTCCGGGCGCATACGCCGGCTGCCCAAGGGCGTGGACAAGATGTCCTCGATGGACTGGCGCAGGTGATCGAGGCCGGAAATGAGTTGGCCGGTGCGGCGGTCCAGTCCGATCATCCCGATCATGGGATCAGCCCTCGACCGCGACAAAATCCTTGCGACCATGCAAATAGTCGAGCGCGACCGTGTCATCCGAGGCCACCGCGACCTGACCCTTTTCGACTTTCAAGGTGCGCCCGGCGTCCAGCAGGATCAGCACCCGCGAGGTGTACAGCGTGTCGCGAAAGATGCTCAGCGTGACCGACGCGCTTGCATCCGTGGCGGCGGGAACGGCCTTGGTTTTACTCGTCATGCTTTTTCTCCAGACATGAAAAAGCCCGCGCACGGCGGGCTGAAGGTGAATGTGTACTCAATGCGAGTGGTTGCTGCTGTTACCCCCGGCATCCATGATCGTGCCGGCACCGCTGATGTCGCCGGACACGCTCAGCGATCCGTCGATAGCCACCTCACCCGCCAGGGTGATTTGGCTGGCCGTCACCCGTACTTGATCCGGCGTCACTTCAAACTCCGAGCCACCGACCGAGATGGTCGCGCGGCTGCCCTCAGGCAGCGCAATGCTGTAGCTGCCGGCTTGCCAGTCGTAAACCAGCGAGCCGCCATCGTCGAAGTACCAGGCCTCGACATGATCGCGATTGTCCGGCGGGAGCCCGGCGTTGCCATACAGCCCCGGGATAAAAGTGCCCATGGCTGGATCACCGCTGGGGCTGAATAGCGAGCCCTGCTCATTCATGCTCGGTACGCGCCAATGACGGGCCTTACCAGCGGCCAAGCTGTGCCAGCGCACCCAGGCACTGACCCAAGTTCCGGCCTTGACCCGCACCCGCCCCGCAGTCAGATCGACGCCGACCACCACGCAGGGCATCAGCATGGCAGCGATCATCCGGTCGTGTTCGGCGCTGGCGTAACCCATGCCAGATCCTCCGGCTGAAAGTAGTGATCTTCATTGCCGGTACCGGTGCAGCCATCGACGTTCAGATACAGAGAACCCGGCGGCTCGACTGGCCATAACCATTCGGTTTCACCGATCTGGAATATCTGCTTCCACTCAATGATCCACACCACAAATTGCGCCAGCTCCGGCATCGAGTCGTCCGGGAATGCACGTACGTCCTGCACCTCTTCGACAAAGTCCAGCCCCCAATACTGCCCACGCAAAATCTTGCTGATCTCGGCGGCCAGAATGGCGGCCTGCAAGGCCGCTTTGCTGATGGTGGAATCGACCATGATGCACACCTGAAAGCGGCCGCTCAGGGAAGTTTTGCCGCTGCCATTGTCGGGTGCTTCGCCGATTTCCGTCAGGGCGAACAACACCGCCGGCAGACCGACTTCAGCATTCAGCTCGGGAAACGCCTCGACGCTCACCACCGACGGCAAGCCGGCGCGGAATGTCGCCTCGATCGCATTGTGTAAGGTCGTCAGCTCATCCATTGTTCAAACTCAGTATGAAAGTGACCATGCCGGCGCCGTCCGGCTCGCGCTTGCTGACCTTGTAGTGACCACCGCCCTGCTCCGCCGGTAGATCGATGGTAAGAAAGGAGTCTTTCTCGATGCCCACCGCCTCCACCACGCGAGCGGTGAAGGTGGGCGCCAGAACGTTATCCGTCACGATGGCATTGCCCAGGCGCACGCTTTTCGATTTACCGCCGACATCCGCACCGACAAAGGGCGAGAAGAACGCACCGGACAACGGTAGGCCGTCCGGCTTGATGGCGCGATCGCCGAGGCGATCGACCAGCACTGCATCCATCCGGGCTGTGACGTCACGAAAGCGGCCCAGCGTGGTCACTGAATCAACAACGCTTCGGCAATACCGCCGACCGGAGCACTCATCAGCTTGCCGAAGGGCACCGTGTCACCAGTGGCCGTGAGCGGATCAACCAGCACGCCGGCTTGCAGAGCCACCTTTTGCCCCTGCAGCAGCGCTGCATCGGCAGGCAGGCGCCAGACGCCGTCGAGATGGCCGACCAGGACATCACCCGCTACGCCACTGGCGATCGGGATGACCACCGTATCAACCAGCACCAACGGCACCCCCGCCGTCGCGCCACCGTCTGGCGCCACAAAAGTCAGCGTGCTGCCGGGACCCGAATAATTCTTGGACATGCGCATTTCTCCTGCACAGAAACAACAAACCCCGCTCGCGGCGGGGTGTTTAGGGGATTCTTCAACCGTTAACGGCTGGCTTTCGCAAGTGGCACGACACCGACTGACTTGTTCAGACCGCGATAATCCAGCGCCGCGACCCCGGCATCGATCCGCACCTTGCTCGTCACACCATCAATGGTGAAGCCCTGCTGCTGCTCCATGTAGGGCTGTTCAACGCCGTCCAAGTAAGCAACTTCAATGGTGTCAGCACCTTGGCGGGCGGCCTCATACCAGGTGACAGGCGAATCATCGTCCAGGCGTGGCTCGGCGATCACCGTGGCGAAATTGCGGATCGGGTTGTCGATGCCAGCATTGGTATCGACGCCAGGCACCGACGCCGAGCGGATCAGTTGGTTGGTCTTGTCTTCCAGCGCCACCGGCACCAGTACAAACGCCGGGCGAATGTTCAGGGTGCGGGCCTTGCCACCCTCGACCTCGGTTTTCTGCAAGGCCATGGCGGTCTTGGCCTTGCTCAGCGCCTCAATCGACATATTGGCGCCGGTACCGGAGAACAGGTTGTTGCGCTCGGCATCGAACAGCGCTTTGCCGTCGCTCATCACCGGTGAATGGATCAACGTGTCATAGACCAGATCACCGATGGTGCCGCGCGCGGCCAGACCCATGTTGTAAGGCACCGTGCTCAACTGGTCGAGGTCATCGTTGATAATCGCCTGCCGGGTGATGCTGAACATCTCACCGTAGGTTGCCAGGCGGATTTTTTCGCCACGGTCATTGGTGGTGATGTACTTGTATTCAGCCCCTGGGCGAACTTCACGCAGGCTCGGAAACGCACCCATGCCGACCCGGGACGCCACCTTGAAGTCACTCAAGCGGCCCTTTTTGGTCCACAGGTGGTAGGTCTCCGGCGCCTCGTCCCAGCCGAGCAGGACCGACTTGGCGGCGCTGTCCACCAGGATGTTGCCGAAGTCGCTGGAGTCATGGGTGAATGCCAAGCCGACCATGGCCATCGGATCAAGGGTGGCAACCAGAATGCCGCGATCATGCAGCGAGGCGCGGGCCAGCTCGCGCAGGCTCATGTGGTTATAGGCGTTGTCTTTCTGGTTTTCCGCCTGACCCAAACGACCGGCCAGCGAGGCGCGCACCGAATCGCCAACCAAGTTGCCGTTGCTAATGTGGCCATGGTGGTGAGGTCCACCCGTTGGGGTGGTGGTCGAGCCCAGCGCAACCAGCAGTTTTTCCCGCGCCATCTCGGCCGTGCAGCTCAGGTCATTGAGACAGGTGTTGAGCAGCTCGGTGTGACTGGTGACCAGCGAGCCACAGAACGCGGCATTGATTGCCGTGCGGCGCGCCCCGTCTGCCGCCATGACCTGGGCGCGCATCTGATCCAAGGTCAGCGCGACCGGCGCCGGATCGACAAGCGGCGCAGGTGTCGGGGCTGGAGCTGGGGACGGTGCTGGGGTTGGAGCGGAAGCGCGCGGATTGAACAGATTTTGTGCCGAGGTAGGCATGTTGGTGAACTCCTGCATGCGTTTTGAAGTGAGTTGAGCGGCCGCCTTGAACGGTTCGAGCACCTTGTCAGCGAAACCGGCCGCCACCGCTTCGTTGCCATCCATCCAGGTTTCCGCCTTGAGCAGCGCCTGAATGTCCTCGATCGCCTTGCCCGACTTGCGCGTATACGCCTGAATCAGCGTGCTCTCGACCTTGTCGAGTAAGTCGGCGTACTCGCGCATGGCGTCGGCATCACCTACCTGACCACCCCATGGCTTGTGAATCATCATCATGGCGTTGGCCGGCATGTTGATTTCATCCCCGGCCATGGCAATCACGCTAGCCATCGAAGCAGCGAGACCGTCGATGTACACCACCACCCGCGCCGAATGGCCGCGCAGCAGGTTGTACATGGTGGTCCCTTCAAACACGTCGCCACCCGGCGAGTGGATGTGGAGGTTGATCTGAGACACGTCGCCGATGGCGGCCAGATCACGGGCGAACTGTTTGGCGGTAATCCCCCAGGCGCCAATCTCGTCATACAGCATCACTTCGACCAACCCGCGCTGCTGCGCCGCACGGAGCGAGTACCAGCTTTCACCGGGCTTATTCGTTGGGGTTATCGAGGCCCTCGGCCTCATCATCGGCAGGCTTCGTTTTGTTTTGCTGTTCATTGCTTTGCGTTTTTCCATAGGTCTCGTGATAGAAGTCCGAACTGAAGACCAGTCCCTGTTCCCGGTTGGTTTTGATTTCCGAAGCCCGGGAACGCTTGAGTTCCTGCGGATTGCGCTGCCGCGCCCGTGCCACTTCCGACTCATCGGCAAAGCCTGCCTCGACCAGAATTTTCCAGGCATTGGCCTCATGGATCGGGTTGATCCAAGGCATCACCGGCCCTTGATAAATCGCGCCGAACACGGTGTCCGGATCGACGTCGACCGGCACTTGGATCACCCCGCTGGCAATCGCCATGTGCAGCCATTCGCGATAGACCGGGCGACTCCAGTAATCGATAAATTCGTGCTGCAGCAGGTCATAACCTGCCTGCCCCTCGACCAGCTCCTGCCGTTGCGCGGAATAGGTGCCGTCATAACTGCGCGCCACACTGGAGTAGGTGCCCCGGGTGCCGGCGGCCACAGCCTTGAGCTGACCGTTGCGAAATCCTTCCAGAAAGGGGTTGGGCCGGTTGCTTTCGATCATGCCGACGTCTTCACCGGGCAGAAGACCGTCGAAGACCATACCGGGGCCGATCGGAATGCTGCGGGCGTCGATGGACTTGCCATTCACGGAAGACGTGACGGCGTAGTCCTCCGGCGTACCTTTTTTGATGTACATGGCCAGTGCCGCACTGATACGTGCAGCAACCCGTTCGCTTTCCTCGTAATCCTTGATGTCCGCCAAACGAATCAGCACGGCATGCAGCAGCGGTTGCCCGCGGTTCTGACCGATGCGCTTGCGGTGCGCGATGTGAATCATCTGCTCGGCTGGCACACGTTTGGTGGCCTGGGTCAGTTGGTAACTGGCGGCATGCCCGGGGTGATACTTGACCAGGTGAAAGGCACGGACCCGGCGCCACTGATTGCGCTCGATCCCCTGCACAATGCCCTTGGCTTCATCGTTGTATTCCCACGGCAGGTAATCCGGCTCCAGCAACTCCAAGGCGAAAGGCACCATGTTCAAGTGTTCATAGCTTGGCACCCGCCCCTTGAGCTTCTGCGCCAAGGCTTCGCCATCGCGCAGCCAGGTGCGGCACACCTGTCGCTCCATCTGAGGGCGGGACAGCTCGCCGGACGTTTCCGGTCGCAATGACCACTCAGCCCAGCGGGCCTTGATCTGCGCCGCAAACCCCAGATGCACTTCCCCAGCCAAACTCAAAGGAAACGGCTCGACCGCGATACCCATGCCCCCCACCACGCGCTCTTCCAGACGATCGAACAAGCCAGTAACAATGTCGTGGTCTTCGTCCAACTTGCGGCACTGCTCCCGCAAAGAGCGCGCCGAACGCTGCAGCGAGCGGTCCGCACTGGCCGATTGTTTTTTGGCTTGGTGCGTGCGGGTCGCCTGCGCCGCTTCAAAGGCCATGATCGTGCTACGAGCACGCAGACGGTCAGCCACCAGCCCCGGAAACACCGGGGCCAGCACCCGATCCAGCAAGTTCATCGGAATGTCGCCAGGGCGTACGGCGGCTGCCCCGCCGCCGCAGCCTGTTGCGCTCGCACCCGGCGCTCCCATTCCAGTCGGCCGGCGCGGATTTCTTCCAGGTCATCCATGATCAGCTTGCGACCGTTAAAAAGGATTTCCTTGCCCTGCAGGATGGCCAGTTCGGCCTCCAGGTAGCGGTCCACCATGTCTTGAGCGGTTATAGCCATGCGCCTTGTCCTGTATTAAGCCAGCCGCCCGACTCGGCGGGCTGGTCGGGTGAATGTTCAGGCTCTACCTCAGGCACCGACACCGTGGCCGGTGTCAGAGCGGCAACGGTAGCCGGTTTATTTTTCTGCTCGTGACTCATCGGCACCGCCCAGGTGCCTGACGGCAACTGCTGCGCGAGCAGGTCGAGGTTCATACCAAAGCGCTGCTGCGTTATGCGTAACGCCGCCAAGGCGTACACCAGGCAGTCGAGCGCTTCGTTTCGTCGCCCGCCGGCATCCCAGCGCTGGACGCGCTGGTGTTTGACGATCACCCACTTACGGCGCTCGGCGGTCAATTGCCGCATTTCGTCTTCGCCGCAAATCATCTCGTTGGCAGGCAGGTGGATACAGCCAGGCACAGGCGCGCCCGAGCTGTCTGGCTGCATCTTGAGACGGCCGTAAATCAGCTCTTTGGCATTGTCGGTTCCCACTTCGACGAGGTAGACACGTCCGCCTTTGACCTTGGTTTTCTTACGCGGCCAGGTCGCGATCGGCTTACCGTAGGTCGAGGCACCGAACACAGGGATCACCCATTGGGTGCCGTGCTTGATGCATTCCTCACGCACTTCATCGCAGTAGTGACCACCTTGGTCCCAACACCAACGCTCGACGCCCATCACCGTGCCATCCGCCCGGGTGAAGGTCTTGTGGATCTCGACGCCGACCTTGGCCCTTAGCTCGATGCTTCCCGGGTCACCTTGCAGCACGAACTTATGGACCAGCCACGCTTCCTCACCTGCACCAAACGCCCAGACGCGGCCTTCATAGCGGTCATCTTGGGTATCAATACCGCCAAACAGGGCAACCGCTTTAGCAGGCACTTGCGGGTATATCTCCCGGCGCGCGTGCAACTGCTGCCATTCCAGCTGCTCACCTTGGTCCTCTTCCCATGCTTCGCCCAAGGTGGTGTTGACGAAGGTTTTGAGCTTGCCCCGATCCTTCTTGATCTTGAGCCATTCCGTGACGACTTCGGCCCAGGTCACAAACTCCGAGTACACCGTCCAGATATGAAAAGTCACCGAACGCGGCGACGGCATTGAAGTGTCCACATCGGTGAACCAGTCCATGCCGTCACGCGTCCAGATACCGGTCCGCTCGCAGATGTAGCGCCCACTGACGGATGCCGCGACCATTTCGTGGTATTCGAAGGTGCAGCCATGGCCGGACTCGCACAGGTACCAGGCCTTGATCACCTGCCCCAGCTCATCCACGGCCCACTTGATACCGAACGGCGTAGCCGGGTCACCCCACTTCAGGTATTGCTCGGTCCCGCAGCACGGGCACTTGATGTTGAAACGCAGAAAGTGCGGGGAATCGTTGGCCGCCCGCGTGATCTGGCAACCCTCCCCCGAGGTTTCCTCATTGTCGTCAGCGACCACCACTGTCGTCGGGGTCGATCCGCGTATGGACTTTTTGAACGTGGCACCTTCCAGGCGCTTGTCGCCAAGAATGGTCGGGGCCCCCTCGCCCTCGATGTCCGCGTTGAACTTCGACAGCTCGTCATAAATCACTTCATCCGGGCTTTTCTCCCGGTAGTTTTTCGCCGCCGTGCCACCTAGGCACCACAGCATTTTGGCGTTATCGAAGCGCTTTTCATCCAGCGTGTTGTCGCGATGTTTCACCCCATACCAAGGCGCCAAGGCGCGTACCACGGGGCTGTCACGAATCATCGTTTCGATGTGCCGCTTCATCATGCCATCAGCATCGCCATCGGTTGGGCACCAGACGATAACGTTGCGCTTCTTGTGCTGGACCTTGTAGCCCATGTTGGCCACCAGCATTTTGGTGTAGCCAACCCGTGCCGATTTCAGCACGTTGACTTCACGGATCAGGTCGTTGCCCATCGCATTGAGAATCGCGACCTGAAACGGTGCCGTCGTCCAATCGCCTTCCTGATAGGACGACTCGGACGACAAATAGAAATGCTCATCGGCCCATTCAACCGCTGTTCGCGGCGGCTCTTTGTAGAGCCCGGCGAGTCCCTTGCGGACACCCTCAACCAGCGCCCTCATCCAAGGTGTCGACAAACTCATCAAGCAACTCCGGCAAAAGATCAGCCAAGCCGATCGCATCATTACGCGTCACGGCGACTTCGCGCTGGATCGCCTCAAGGTGACGCACCTCGATGTCGGGGCACTTGCGCTTAACCTTCAAGTGCACGGTGTCGAGGGTTGACCCGAGCTTTGCGCTCAGGCGAGACAATGCGAACAAGCAAAAATCAACCGGTACCAGCTTCTTGGCCTTCACCTTGTTGCGCATTTCCTGAGCGTCCGCCTGCTCAGTTGTCAGTCGCAATTTTTGCTGCGCCTGTTTGTATTCAATGAGCGGATCGATCGGATCACCGTTGTCGTCGACAGGTTGGTCTTTTGTCACCTGATGCTTGAGCCGGTTATCCAGCACCGACCGGACGTCGTAGAAGACGTCGCGGCCGATCTTCGCAACAGGCTGCACGCCCCATTTATCAAAGGCCTGAGTCGTGATGCCGAGGCTCGTAGCCATACGCGACTTGTTCAGCCAATGAGGCTCGCGGGAGATGGTCGGATTGGCCATGGACTAAACAACAACCTCGATTCAAAAATGGGTCATATATAGCGAAGCAGCGGGGCCCGAATTACCCCCTGCCCCCCACCCGTTCGGGAGGACCCGTTAAATTTGCACCTGGGTAAACAAGTCGAGCATTACCAGCCAGAAGCCGGCCTTTCTTGCTCGTTGTCAGGTCTTGGCAGTGGCCATTGCATCGGCAAATGCCCCACGGAACTCGGCGCTGTAGTTGGCCTTGACGATGTTGTTAGCGATCTTGAAGAACGGAAAGATCGTGCGGTACATCGGCGCGCTTCGGCTGAAGACAAACACCGGCCTAATGGCATCGCCGAACGCTGTGTCTTTGCGTTCCCACACACCGGCTGTTCCACTGACAATGCCGGAGAAATAGCTCTTGGCGTTGCCCTTGCGTTGACTGCGCTTGCTGTTCGAAGCATTGGCCTGATAGCCACGCGACGTTTCGGCAGCGCCAAGGCCCGACAAGATCCGGATCATCGTTCCTCGGGAAACGTTGCCATGCTTGTCGAGCACATTGGGATTAGGGATCGCGAACTGGCTGGACTTCATAAAGCCACGCGCGATCAGAGCCTTTTCAAAGCGCTTATGCGGTCGTGGCCCGCCCCTGACAGTCTGCTGAAGGTAGGTATCAGCGGGAATGCCAGACGTCCAAGAGTCCTTGAAATACACTTCGGCTGGCTTGCTTTTGGTGGCCATTTTGACGAACAAGCTGTTCATGGTGGTTCGGGTTGGCCGGTCCAAGCGCTGCGCCATGACGGCCAGCTCACCCTTCTTGACCCGCTGGGCCAATCGGGTCGCAGTCAGGGCAAGCACATGCGGAATGTGCTTTTTTTCCAGCTCCAGCAGCGCCTCGGACACGGGCAGCATGTCTGGCGTGATCTTGATTTTGACCATTTAGTTTTCCGCGATAGCCGAGAAACAGCTGTCTGGCGGCCCGTTGAGCGGATCATGCATGCTGCTTTACCAGGCTATGAATTATGCGATCTGATACCAGCTTTCCTGGCCAGAAACTGGGTGTACAAACCGCCGGTTACATCAGCACCGATGACCGCGATTACGATGCCTAGACCGGCGGCAAGATAGAAGCTGCTCCACAGCGCCATCGCGAGCAACAGCGTAGCCATACCCAAGAGGCCAGACGCAAGAAAACGCAGCGCTACACGCTGGAGGATCTGCCGAAGACCAAGGTCAGTACCTGAGGCTCTCAACATTTCCCCAGACAAACCGGCCATGCTCAACAATACCAATAGCCAAAGGGGCACATCGGCAAGCGCCTGTTGCTCTGTGTTCATTTGTATACCTCGAATAGATCCGACCTCTATGTCACTGTCATCCGCTCGGAGCAAAGAGCCAGGCATAGGGCCGAAAACGAAAAAGCCCCGCTCGATGGCAGGGCTTATAAAAGGGTACAAAAACCCCGACTCAATGGTCGGGTTCTTGAAAGGCGTTTCGCTGCGTTCACAGCAATACACGCTGCTATAAAAACAGGTCTATTCCGCGCGGAAAAGGTTTTTTCGCAGCGTATGCGAAATTGCACCCAACTTGACCACACGATTACATTCGATCTAACCATCAGATGCATGGAATTTGCCCATCATGCCTTAACCATGATGGACAGAAAACAACGCACGTCAGGCCTGCGCGACAGGCGGCAACCGGCCGATTCTATTGAAAAAGTCGGCCATCGTTTCCACAGTAGAAAAGTACGCGCTTGAGATTGAAATCTTTACTTTGAGCGGAGGGATTCGGGGCTCAGATTTCGCATAGCGACGCGCAAAAATGGCGTTTTCAGCGGTCAGTAAGGGGCAGTCTGGAAGCACCGACTTTTTCAACAGAATCGGCCAGTAGCGGACTGTGGACAGAGTGACGGCAAATCGGTTGTGGGGAGGATCAGCTTCACAAACACCGCAGCGTTACAAAACGCAAAGCGAGCATAACCACGCGTTGCACCTCTTCATTGCCCTCGAGACCAGCGAAGGCAGCAATGCACTGAGGTAGAACGATGTATGGAGTGTGACTAAAATCGTTTTTTAACGGTTGTGGTTAGACGCTCTACCAAGTGTAGAACTTGGCCAGGGTTATCGCGTCGCACGGGGTGTGCCTGCGGGTGTAAATATCATTTACGGTGCTCTTTGGGCTTCGAGGCTAGCTTGGTCTCCAACTCAAGAATCTGCCTATCAATTTCTGCCAGCAGAGCACGTAACAATTTCTGCTGTCCTCTGCAGAAGTCCAAGCGGTATAGATTTTCAGACTGCCGTCGCTCAGTAAGAAACGTTTTGAAGTCGTCTTCAAGGGCAGCTACAGAGTTGACGTAAGATGTACTGACTTCTTTGGTATTTGCTGCACCAGTCCTGGAGGTGCCAGGATAATGGATAGCGTACCTATCAATCCAACTATTGAGGCTGGTAATGTTGGTTTCGTATGGTTCGCCTTTTGAGTCCATAACAAACTTACGCTTATTAGGTTTCTCGCCAGCAGCTTTAGCTTGAGCAACATGCTCTACCCACTTTTCAAGCACCAGTCTCCTCTTCGCTTCCCGCGCCACCTTCACCGACCAAGACATATTGCCTCCCCTGCTCTGCGTTGGACCGCTCTCAACGTCCGTGAGCACAGCCCTTAAAGCGTAGCTCAAGGAGCTAGCCATGCTGAATGCCCGACTTCCTAGTCAGCAGGTGCTTTTTCACAAATATGGGGAATGTGAATCGCCCCTCATTCTGTAGACACTAATGACTGGCAGCTATTGATTGTGCTGCCTTTCGCGAAAGGCAGCAATCGGCTAATAGATTAAGCAGCTTGCCGCATTGCATCGATAGCACAATCGATCCAAGCAATGCCTGCTCTCGCCAATTCCCGCACCTTCCCTTCACTTATGCCGTAGTGCTTTCCAACCCGAACCATGGGCCATTTCGCACCGTAGTAAAGCCAAATAATATCGCCCATTTGTCGGTCACGGTGTGAGAGCCGTGCAACTGCGCTATCAATAGCTCCGGCCCACTCATCAGTAATGCAATAGCTTTTGCTCGCCGACACTTGCGGCATTGCCTGACGCATTAGCGCCAAAGTCGGTGAGATGTAGATGGGGACGCCAGCCCCATCCATCCGCCACCAGCCCCACTGCTCCAGCAGGTATTCGGTATCACCCAAAGCTCGGCCCGCCGGCTTTCGAATCATCATGTTCTCAATCCCCTGTGAAATTCGTACCGCCGGCACCGCGACGGTTGTTCTGTTGGTAGTACGCGGCCGGACCAGATGCAGACGGGCCTCGCTGAAGTACTTCAATTTCGCGCTGAGCCTGCTGCAATTTGAAGCTCAATTGAGTCACCAACTCGTCCAAAGAAAGCACCAACCTGCTGCCCCGAATAACCCAACCTGAGCCATTGCAAGCAGTACAAATCAACTCATAAAACAGCCCTTTCACTACTGCTTTGCCCTTACAGGTCGGGCAAGGCTCTAGCTCGATCCGCTGCCTCTTAAAGCCAAGCCCCTGCCCTTTCTGCATGTTTTGAATCCTCTCCTATGGTTGTTTCTTGAAGGGCATCACAGGCCTTATCCTGTAAGGTCTCTAGAGGTTTACTGGAATCTCCGGATCTAACACCGGTCAACCCGTGAATCAGGGCCAAGCCCTTCTGATCTAGATGGGCGTGCCACTGCTCCAAGGCATCGCGCTTACGGCTCATCACGTCCGACTGGATGTACACCTTCACGTTATGGCCCATGGCGTGGTTGATCAGTAGCTCGCCAATCAGGTAGTCAATGCCGATATCTGCCCAACCAGTGCGCGCCAATTTGCGCAGATCGTGACTGGTCCATTCGCCCTCCCCCAACCGGGTGAAGACAGCACTGGCCTGCCCTTCACTGAGAGCCTTGCCATGCCGCGCAGGGAATAGAAACTGGCCGACATAACCCATGGCTTGCTGAGCCTCGCGATAGCGGATCAACATCTCGCGAACCTGGTCAGTTAGCGGTAGGTGATGCTCGACGCCAGTTTTGGTGTGTTGGGCCGGGATGAACCACTCGCGCTCAGCCAAACTGATGTGCGACCAGCGTGTCTGCCGGGTTTCGCCTATGCGGGTACCGTGGCACAGCATCATCAGCGCCAACATGGCGTCGGCCGGCGCAGTCGACACGACTATGGACAATTGCTCCAGTAGCTGCGGCAGCTGAACGCCACGCAGCCGGCATGACTTGACTCCGACCTTAGTCTTGCTGAAGTCGCTGAATTTGATGCCTGCCATAGGGTTAGCAGTGATAAAACCAAGTTTGAACGCTTGCTGCAGCGCCTGGACCAGAAGCTTGAACACCAGCTGCACATAGCCAGTGGAGTAGCTTTCCTGCAACGGCCAGACCAGCTCGCTGTCGAGAGTGGCTTTGTTGATATCGCTAATCGGCAGATCACCCAGGCGCGGTATCAAATGACACTTGATGGCCGAGGCAGCAGTGCTCTTGCGCTTGGTGGAAAGATTACGATCACGGGCCATGCGCTCTGCGTACCAATCCAACAGTTCGCCGCTGGCAACCCACTTGGACAGCGTCGAACCTTCATTGGCGGCCACCCGCATACGCACCGCCGGCAATGCAGCGACCACTTGTTTGGTGCTCAGATCAGGGAAGCCACCGATACGGTGCCAGGTGCGCTTGCTGAGAAGGTACCAGGAGCCGCGGGAGCGACTCTTCGCAAAGCGAAAGTGCAATGCCGGGTGACTGGCATCCCGTAGATCGCGGACATGCAACTTCTTGGCATTACGCTGGATCTCGGCATCCGACAGTTTCACCGTTAGGGTTTTGATCAAGGCCTTCATAGTCGGGTACCGCGTTGAGATTCCCACTCGAATGCCACGCCAATGCAGCCGTTTTCGCGGATGCGGTCGACACAGCGCGCACCGATGGCGTCATTCAGTTCGGTGGGCGACAGGTTGCTGACGATGATCGTCGGACGGCATTGTTCGTAACGACCATTGATGATGCTGAACAGAGTGGCCAGTTCGAACTCGCTCTGCTTGGTCGCGCCGACTTCATCAAGCACCAGCAGGTCCGCGCCGATCACCTCACGCAAGATGTGCGCCTCGGACTCGCCTGATCGATCATTGAACGTCGCCCGAATCTCGCCGATAAGCGTGCCCACCGTGCGGTAAATTGCCTTGACCATGCATTCGTTGATCAGGTGACTGGCCGAGGCAATGGCCAGGTGGGTCTTGCCGGTACCGACCTTCCCCAACAGCAACATGCAGCGACCTTCCCGGCGATGCTTCGAAAAGTTGTCGACGTAGTCGGTGCACGCATCCAGGGCAATCTGCTGGGCCGGATTCGACACAACGAAATCGGCGAATGTCTTTTCCGCGAAACGCTTCGGAATCCGAGCGCTTGAGTGCTGAACTATCCGAAACTGAGAGCGCTTGCGCTCAAGTTCTAGCATGTCGCGTTTGTTGCTCGCGCAGACGGGACAGCCAGACAGGCTACCGCCCTTAAGGATGACCGCCGAGTAACCACCATGATCCAAGCAGCTGGCTGGCTGACGGCCGATGACGCCGAATTTGCGGTCCATGTGAGCGCCGAAGTTAGAGACGGAAGGTGCCATTGGCGTTCTCCTTGGTGCCGGCCTTGTAATCACGAGTGTCAAAACCGGTATGGCGACTGGTCGGGAGTGATGCGGGGATGACTGCTTTGTCGGGGAAGATCCCCGTCCATCCGTTGCTGATCGAAAGGGCCAGAACGGAATCGGGGGCTGGATGGTTCGCCAACGCCTTGGCCTGTTGTTCGCAGCTCTTGGCGGTGAGGGGCTTGTGGATTTCCTTGCGGTGCTGGCACCAATCGCCCCAAACCTCGACGCTTACGTTTTCCGGCTTGGCGGTCAGCGGGTCGAATTTTGCCGATTTACCTGGCGCGTGAGCGCCCTGATTTTCCTGATTACTGGTTACCTGATTGGTACCCTGATTACTGGTACCCTGATTTGTCGGAGATTTTTCCGACCCTCCTCGGATTTTTTTCCGACCCTGTTCGGATATTTTTCCGACCTTGCTCGGAGATTTTTCCGAGGTAGATCGGATTTTTTTCCGACCTTCAAACGCCTCAGAGGTCGGATATTTTTCCGACCCATCCAACTTGCGATTCCATTCTTTGGCTTTCTCGGTCAAGCGAAACAACGAAACGTTCGCGGTGCTGGATAACTCCACCAAACCTGCTTTTTCGAGCCCTTTGAGAAGCCGATACGCCGTATCGGGTTTATCGGTGAGCAGAGGCAATTCCTCAATGATCTTTGCCTTGGTCAAGACAAAGAAAATCCCGTTATCGGTCTTGATTACTTTGGCCCAACTGGGGCATTCGTAGACGAAGGAAAACAATTGCGCCTGCTGGGAGTTCAATCCCCACTCAAGCGCTTTCACTTGGTTGATCGTGATGGTGAACTGCATATCAACCCTTCCCATTTGGGATTCGGGCGGGGCCATTCGACTTGTACAATTCAATCTGTGCGATCACCTCCTCGTGTCGTGCAGCCAAGTACTTGGCATGCCCGGCCAAAATATCTGCCGCTTCCGCTGCAGTAATTTCGCCGTCATCCAGGGCCATAGCGAGAAGCTGGTCAACCCGGCCGCGTTTCACAGAGGTAAGCAAAGAGCGTCGGTGGATGTCGACGTTGTCCAGATCGGCAACCTCAGGCAGGCGAACAAACACACCGCCATACATTGCGCAGATGTAATCCGGTAGGAAGGTAGTTTTCGCTTCAGTCTCAAGCGTGCAGATCTCATCGTCGCTGAGGGGCTTGACCCCTGCCGACTCGTAAATCCGGTTCTTGAATCGCTTAAGATTCACCTCGCCCAGGAAGTCAGAGGCGTATGCAAGTCCGCCGGGAAATGCATTGGCAGCGGCAATGACTGCTTTGCGGCGGGTGTCTAGTACTGGCAATTTCATCGTCTAGTTTTCTCTCGGCGCCGTTGCGCTCAAAGTTTGCTCATGAAATGGGCAGCATCCGGCGACGCGACCTTTTTGCGCTTTGGACCGGGAATGGTCTGAGCTCTTCAGCTGTGAAAGAGCCATCTGCGTGCTCAGTAACAAAAATGTCACGGCCCGCCTGCAGAGCTTTGTTGAGCGACCCTTGTGACATCCCAAGCAGATTTGCTGCGTTGGTTTGCCCGCGTGCACGAGCAAACTCATCCAGACTTTTTCGGCTCATCTCGCCGATCTCCTTTATTAAACACTCAGCAAGTATCTCCGGCGGAATTTAATTAATCAAGCCCGGCGGCATTTGATTAAATATCGCCGCTAGGAATAATCGTGGAATGAAAAAACGCGAACTCGAAGACTGGGAAAAAGAAGAGTGCTTGGCACTCAAAGCGGCTGTGGATGCCTTCAACACAGGCAAGTCGCGGCGTGAAGCCCTGACTCAGGGAAAGATCGCAGATGCCTTAGGCATAAATCAGGGCTCCGTCAGTTCGTACCTGAACGGCTACAACGCACTGAATGCCAAAGTCGCTAGCGCAATTGCCGGATTGATTTCCAAGCCCGTGGAGTCATTCAGCCCTCGACTGGCTGATGAGATTGCGAAAATGGCTCAGTCCAGCTTCGAATCTAATGTCGAGGCTGGCCCCCCCATCTATTCCTCACCTCGCAGAATCAATATCGAAGGCACCGCACAGCTTGGCAGTGAGGGATATTGGACAAGCCTTGACCAGGCAGCTGGCTGGGTGGAGACCTACTCCAGAGATGAGGACGCCTACGCACTTCGGCTCAAGGGTGACTCAATGGCACCAGCGATCCGTAGCGGGTGGGTCGCTGTCTGCGAACCCAATCACCGCCTAGTACCGGGTGAGTATGTGATGGTCACCACCGTTGATGGACAAAGCATGGTTAAAGAACTTCTCTTCGAGACCGAAGAAGAGGTCAGCCTCATGTCGATCAACTCGGCTTACGGCGAGCGGCTGACAGTAGCTCGGATTGATATCGAGAAAATCCATTACGTAGGGGCAATTCTTGCCCCTAGCAAGGTGCTGGGCAGAATCTAAATTTGAGCCCTTCGACTTGTCTCTAATTCCCTTGGACACCTCCCTCCTGAAGCCCGCAAATTGCGGGCTTTTCTCTGTTAAATAATTGTTTTTAATCGTTAATCTTTAGCGCTTAGGGTTCAAGCCATTCACTGTGTATCCATACATAAAAGGAGCAGTGCTATGGCAAAACCAAAAAACAAACCTACACCGCCAAATTCGTTTGAGCTTCTTGGATTCCGCATCCAAAAAATCATCAGCGCCCCCGCTGCCCAAAAACGAAAAACGGCAGTCATTTGCAAGGAAGCAGATGAATGCCTTGAGGACTGGAAACGGCTCATTGAAGAGATTGCAGAAACCGAGCACGTACTAGTGCATCGAGAAGATGACTGCGCCGCGCGCATCTCTTGGGACCTCCCCGCAAATATCTAGCCCAAAGCAAGCCCGTCCAGCACGGGCTTTTTTCATAGAGCGAAAATATATCTCCGGCGGCATTGACTTTAAATATCCCCGGCGGCAATACTTGACCGTCGCAGTGAATCGCAGCGGCAATACGGGGCCACCCGCCGCTCTTTAACAACCCAATCGATTCAATGCTGTCAGCTACAAAAAGACTAACGCACCAGGCGTGGGCGACTCCCACCTAAGTGCGCCGTATCTGAGTCCTGCTGACAGCCCAAACAGACTTCACTACAGGGCCTTGGCAACAGGGCCATGTGGGAAATCCCCTCCCCTGTATGAGGAAACACCATGTTCGGAATGAAAAAGCTGTTCGGAAAACAAGTCGGCAACGCCCAGGCCGAAGTGAAGAAAGTCGTTAACCGCGACTTGATGCAGGCCATCGTTGGTGGCGGCCTATTGATTGCGGCGGCTGATGGTGAGATCGAAGCCAGCGAGGTTTCCAAGTTGGACGAGTTGATTCGCTCCAACCCAAATTTGACGCACTTCGGCAGCGAGATCACAGAGACCATTAATCGATTCACAGGCAAGCTGAACGCCAACTTTCAGGTTGGCCGATTGGCGATCAAGAGGGAACTGGCCGACATCAAAAACGTTCCAGCCGACGCGGAGGAAGCTTTCGTCAACATTCTTGCCGTTGCCCAGGCTGATGGTCAGATCGAGCCAGCAGAGTTGGTGGTGCTGAAGGAGATTGGCATGCACTTCGGCCTGCGCCTGGCTGACTACGGTATCGAGGCGTGAAGTACGCGACAAAGGTTCTGCTAACCCTAGTGGCACTGATCGTGGGTGGCATGTTGCTGAGCAGTCTGGCCTCTCGGTCCACTTGCTCCTACTACGGTTTCCAGACTGACCGAGAGACCCGCTACGCCGCCTTTGTTGGCTGCATGGTTCTGATTGACGGTGCGTGGTTCCCTCGTAATGAAATCCGCGTAATGCAGTGATGTTTCACTGATGCCGCTTCTTGTAAGGCGGCATTGGGAAACCCACTCACGCAAGGAAATGGACAATGCTGATTTTGACTCGCAAAGAAGGCGAAAGCATCAACATAGGCAACAACATCACGATCACAGTGCTGGGCGTTAGCGGCAAACAGGTACGTATCGGAACTAGCGCACCAAAGGATGTCCAGGTGCATCGAGAAGAAATCACGCAGCGCATTCAGGCGGGTCCGTCGAAACTCGCAATGGCAACACCTGCCACGTAGGCAGGTCTGCGTGACACAAACAATGGCCCGGTTCCGATCGGGCTTTTTTACGCCTGCCTTTTATCAATCAGCACCCTTCCCTGCCCAATGGTCACCAGCAGGTGGCCGGACGGCTGATGAATACACCTAACCTACTCCGAGGGATCAACCATGCATCCATCATTTCAAGAGCGTAGCGATGACCTAGGTGTGCCGCTGCATCAAACAAGTGCCGTCCGAGTCGGGGACTTCGCCCGTATTGGACGACCAGCCCCAGCCAAACCGGTGCGCTACCAAATCTCCGGCGGAAGCTTCGGCATGTACCAGATTAAAGACCTCACCACAGGCAAGACTTGCGCCTTCAGTGGTGCCTACAAGGCCGCTCACGAACTCGCCATGCAGTTTGAAGCAAAAGCGAATCGCCAAGTTGCAGTTACTCTATGAAAATGCGGAAGCCAAACAACATGCGCACGCGGATAGAGCGAACGAGCCGAGCACTGCTTAACGCCAATCACGTCGCGGTAGTCCACATCGACCCCAGCGGGCGTCAAGGGATGATCAACAGGAAGACCTGCAAGAGCATCCCGCCAGGACAGCGCATGGCCGAAGCAGTCTGCGACATTGCCCACCGCTGGACGATCTATGTCAGCGTCCAGTGTCGTGATCAGCGCGGCCACCGCTACACGAAATCGATAGAAGTCGCGCCTCAAGGCAACTATTTGGCTGCGCACCTCGAAGAGGTGATCGAGGAAACCTACAAGTACCTGGTCGCCGAGAGCAATCCGAATCATCGGGTTGCTTCGGGCTGGATCGCCATTCCCGCCGAAATATCGCTGACTGAAGAGCAAGCCGCCCAGGTGTTCGACGCCGTGGGCGTCTGGAATCAGCAGAGGGCAGCATGAGAAGCATCAGCAACCAGGTACGCCAGCGCCGACGACAGGCATGGCTGGATCTACCGGCCCACGGAATTGAAGAGACAGGCCGTGGCCAAGAGCAACGCGGATATTCAGCGGGACAAGCGCGCCAAGGAGAAAGCCCTGCTGGAGCGGATCGGCGCCGAGAAGCGGTCGCTGATTGTGTCGAAGACGCTTGATGATGCATTTCAGGTGCTTGGCGAGCGTCACGACTTCGAGGAATGGCAGGAGACGGTATCGACCCTCCTAATTAACCTCGCCGCCGCGCCCGCCGAAGTGTCCGCTCGATTCGCAAGCATGTCGCGACCGGAAATCGTCATAACCGAAAAGCAGTCGCGGCAGCTTGAGCGGTTTGCGAAGACCGGCACTGAATAACCACTGCCCATTGCCGCATCCAGTCATGGATTGATCCGCTTATCCCATATCTAAGATTGATGATGTGCCGCCGCTGCTTTGAAAACATCTGTTCGTTTATGATGTAAAGGATCCTCCACTGCATCGTCCCAAAAGCCATTCGCGAGCAATAATGGAATGTGTTTGCAATACTCCTCAGAGCACAACAGGTAATAAAATAACATTGCTCGTGCACCAACACTCAACTGTGAGCGCAACGCATTCAAAGCAAAGATACTCTGGTCATTTGATTTACTGTATAGACGTATGTAATCCAAAATAAAAGCTATTGAGGAAAAATACGTAAATATATAGATGCCGTACTTATTTTTTGCTGCCGAATATCTGACATGAACATATGCATACAGATCAGTGGGCAGTCTATCAACTGGCATACCCCCTCTCACCTCATTGTAAAACATATGCCATGTGTAATTGACAGCCCTCACGCCTTCAAAAATAGTCAACTTATAATTAACGGTATCTTCAAGATACAATGACTTCCCCACTTCCACATTTGCGGAAAACAGCTGAAACAATCTCGCATCAAAAACTTGCTCATCATGTTTTTTGTCGTTTTCAGCTGCAGATTTAACCTGTAGAAAAACAGTATACAGTAATGCAGAAAACGCAAAAAAAGACAAAAGAGGATTTAATACACCGCCAAAATAATCCCCAAACTGCCCCCAAACTTCTTGGCTTCCAGAGAGTTGAGTTGTGAACGCCTTTACGTAAAACAGCGCGACCATAATTATTAATATAGCAACAAATAGAAATGCAATAATTAATAGCTTCTGAATTCTTACGTTCATTTTTCTTCCTTCCGCAGCCCCATATCGGGCCGAACACAAATACCCCACTTCAACGAATCACGCCAGCCGGCGAGGATCCCCTATGCCCATTTCATACGGCTCAGTTTGCTCGGGCATCGAGGCCGCGACCATGGCCTGGCATCCGCTCGGAATGCGCGCCACCTGGTTCGCCGAAATCGAAGCGTTCCCCAGCGCAGTGCTGGCTCACCATTATCCGAACACGCCGAACCTCGGCGACATGACCAAACTCGGTGCCCAGGTACTGGCCGGCAAGATCGCAGCGCCAGACATTCTTGTCGGAGGAACCCCATGCCAGGCCTTCAGTGTCGCCGGCATGCGCAAAGGCCTGGCCGACCCACGTGGTGCCCTCACCATCAAATATGTGGAGCTTGCAGATGCAACTGACTATGTTCGCGCCAGCCAACGAAAGCCTCCCTGTGTCATCGTCTGGGAAAACGTCCCCGGCGTCCTCAGCGACAAAGGGAACGCCTTCGGATGCTTTCTTGGCGCGCTTGCTGGGGAAGACTGCGAACTGCAGCCTTCAGGGAAGAAATGGCCGGACGCTGGTTGTGTGTATGGACCCAAAAGAACAATCGCATGGCGGGTCCTGGACGCCCAATATTTCGGCCTGGCCCAACGACGCCGCCGTGTGTTCGTTGTCGCAAGTGCTCGAGACGGGTTCGATCCCACCGAGGTTCTTTTTGAGCGAGAAGGCACTCGCCGGGATAGCCCGCCGGGACGGGAAGCGAAGTCAGCACTTCATCCTACTCTCACGGCACAAGGGGGAGGCGCTCTCGATGACCGAGAGGCATATGTATTGGAATCCGAAGGAATTCGCCGAACCAGTGTAGGCGAGTGGGAACGTTGCCAAGGCTTACCTCTTAACTACACACTAATTCCCTGGCGAGGACGTACTCCTGAACATTGCCCTGACGGGCCACGCTACAAAGCCATTGGTAATAGTAAAGCGGTGCCAGTCGTAAAATGGATAGGCCGCCGAATTCAGCGACTTTTATAAAGCTGATTAAGATCTCATTCTCTCATTCAGTACACGCTTAATTTCAGCATATTCCAGATCTGTTTTTTTCATATACAAGTGAACAGCAGCATGACAGTTTGGACAGAGTAATGCCAGATCTGAAGTAGCTACCTGATGGAGAGCATCGTATGTCGAAATAGCCGTTTTATGGTGAGCTTCAATATATGGAAAATTATAGACCTTTTCAAAGTTAATTTTGCATATTTCGCACACCCAGTCCGCGTTAGTTTTTATCGCACCCACTACGCCTGAGCTTCGTTCAGCCATAAGATGCGTTACATATTTCTTACCACCTTCCTCATAATACCGCTCAATCTGACCAACTACAGCTTCATCTTGAAACCGCCCTGAGCGCTTAACAACTACATGAGTATCTCTAATTTCAGAAACCGCGAAACGCCCCTCAAATACCCAGCTTTTCCCCTCATCCGAAAATAGGAAAATTGGATACATGTACCGAACTTGATTGATAAGCGCTTGATTGGCTTTTTCTTCATAGGAAACCACATTCATTCTCGCCTTGAATGAATAATTAAATTCGGTTTTATCGATACTCGTCCAGCCGTCACTTTCATAGCTACCAGGACGCACCTTGATAATGACACCTTTGAGCGATGGAAATTCACCTATCCAATTAATACCCTGCTGCGGAGTATTGCCAATTAAAAACGAACGCCCCTGCCAGAATGAGGAAGATTCAACCTTTGAAAATTGAATTAGATCGAACAAATTTCTTTTCGAAACAACTTCCCCGCCTTGCAAATCAAATAGATCACTACACACTGTAAGATTCATTGCAATCTCTCATCCAGAAGTAGCTCAACAGCAAAAGGGTCTCGCAAGCTTAGATCAGTCCTAAGTTCCGGATCCACATAACAGACCCTTGTCGATTGTAAATCATAGCCGGTTGAGGCAAGAACAACCGTCATATCCACAACCGCGTTGAATCTAGCGATCTGTCGTACCCGCTCAACACCTACGTATTGGTCAACTTTGCAATCACCCTCAAAATCGCCAAACATATCGACAATCTGATGCGACCATATTTCGAGCCCCACAACCACATTAAACTCTGCCTCGCCGACCTTAGCACCACACAACTCTCTATCCAGAACATTCAGTTTTTCAAAAGAAAAGTTCTCTTCAACGACATCTGTTGCGATGAAAGCTGTATCAAACTCCAAAACACTTAAGTAACGCTTCGCCGATTCTAGAACCTCGCTTTCTAAAGAGGCAAACATCTGATCGGCAAACCGCGCGGGATCATAAGGCCCCACATGAGCAAAAGCACCGATAATTGAGTCAAGAGTACTCAGATAAATCAAAGACGAAAACTCAGAACAAAAATCACGCATATCGCCATCATTGCTTACCACATATATTTTTTCACCTTTTTCTCGAGCGAATTGCAGCAGAGAAAAACAGACAAACCCGTCTGGAAATTCATGTTTCTTCCCCTCACTAAAAGGAGCGCATTTAGAGTAATATCGCTCAAATACATCAACCGGATTAACATCATCGAAAGGCACAGTCTCTGGCCTTGCCAATTCTATGAAGCGACCATAATTCTCAAGAAGTGCCGTTGCTATTTCTGTTGAAGAAGTGCGCTTGAAGGCACCTGAAACTGGAAGACCTGTCGCATTTCTAAGAACCATCGCCTCCTTCGTAAAATCTTTAATGCTCTTCGCGGCGTTTACAGCTCCAGCCTTTATATGATCCCTGATTTCAAAATCGATAATTGGGCTCATTAATAAAACAATCTCGCCGGAGGAAGCCAACAACGACAAACGTTCCAGCTCATACGTCAAAAACTGAAAATTCTTTCCTTCGTAGATATTGGTATCAACAAACACATACTTTGTTTCCAATACAAAATTCGCCACCTAAAACGTCCTTTTTTTTCCGCGTCATGGAGAGCTCAGCAGATATTTTGCCAGGCAAATGGCCAGCATAGCTCACACAGAACGGATAACGCAGCGAGTCCGAGCAAATCAGATGACATTCTCGAGTCCCCCACTCATTAACACCTCTGCAACCAAGCGCGGTTGGAGCATCACTATGGAAAAAGAAATTCTCTCGGATGAAGAGCTCGCCGAGCTTACAGGCTACAAGGCCAGAGCTTACCAACGCCGATGGCTGATTGAACGTCAGTGGGTATTCGTCGAAAGCCGCGGTAAGCGACCGCTGGTGGGCCGGATGTACGCTCGCATGAAGCTGGGCATGATCAGCCCCACCATTGCCGACCCGAACCCGCCGCCAGCCGCACCGGCATGGACGCCAGACTATTCGCGAGTGAATTGATATGCGACCCCGCAAGACCGAGCACCAGAACCTTCCTCCTCGGATGTACAAACGTTCCCGGCAGCGCAAGAACGGTAGCACCTGGACGGCTTACTACTATCGCGACCTGCTCGGCAACGACATCCCGTTGGGCAAGGACCTCGATAAGGCCAGGCTGAAATGGGCCGAACTCGAAGCCAAAGAAAAGCCGCTCGACCTGCGCACCATGAAAGGCATCTTCGACCGGTATATCCGTGAGGTGGTACCCAAGAAGGCACCGCGCACGCAGAAAGACAACCTGGCAGAGATCAAACAACTGCGTCCAATGTTCGACAGCGCGCCGATCGACTCGATCACGCCAGCAACGATTGCTGGTTACCGTGATGCGCGATCGGCAAAGGTGCGAGCGAATCGGGAGATCGCCACCCTCTCCCACATTTTCAATATTGCCCGGGAATGGGGGCTGACGACAAAGGAGAACCCCTGCCAGGGCGTGCGCAAAAACAAGGAAACGCCGAGGGACTATTACGCGAACGATGTGGTTTGGGATGCGGTTTACAAGAAGGCAGCTCAAGAGCTGAAAGAAGCGATGGACCTAGCCTATCTGACCGGCCAGCGGCCGGCAGACGTGCTGGTCATGCGGAAGGACGATGTTGAAGGCGGGTATTTGAGTGTTCAGCAGAACAAGACGCACAAGAAGCTGCGTATTCAGATGACGACTGCCGGGGAAGCGAACAGCCTGGGCAAGCTGATTGCGGCGATCATAGAGCGAAACACTGTGCACGTTTCGAGCTATCTGATCATCAGCCGGAGCGGCAAACGAATGACGGCTACGATGCTCAGGAAGCGATGGGATGCAGCGCGTGAAAAGGCAAAACAGGAGGCTCTCGAACACGGTGACGAGCTGCTGGCCAACCGGATCGGAGAGTTCCAGTTCCGTGATATTCGGCCGAAAGCCGCATCGGAAATTAGCGATGTCGGTGACGCAAGCCTGCTGCTGGGTCACACAAAAGGCGACATCACCGAGCGGGTTTATCGTCGCGTCGGCGCCATCGCGAAACCCTCAAAATAG